ATCCTAAACGGAGACTTTCAGAGAAAACTAAAATTGCTTGGGGTTACAAGCCTAATAAGGAAGACCCTCTTACTCTAGACCCTATTCCAGAGCATCTCATTTTGTTGTTCAAGGCTCAGGAGTACCTTTTTAAGAGCTCTTATGCAGAGGTCAGTCGATGGTTGGAGGCAATGACAGGAGTACCTATCTCTCCTTACACGTTGAGGAAACTCCTTATTACAGACTACCTGTTTCAAGAGTGTTATGAACTTAAAGATATTCCTTCCAAAAAGTCGAAGAAAAAGCCCAGCTTAATCGTTAAAGAATCTGACCCTGTTCCGAAACAAGAGAAGACCAAAAAATTTAAGACCATTGCACAGAAGGTTGAAGAAGCAGAGACGAAAGAAGACAAACAACTTGTCTTAGCAGAGTATGAAGTAGAAAAGTCAAAAGCTCGTCAACGAATATTACAAAATAAGGTTGACAAGCTAAAAAAGAAGACTCAAGGGGACGATCAAGAAGCCCTGATTGAGGGACTACCGGAGGAAAGTGAAGCCTCAGATGACGGGGATACATCGGAAGAAACTGTACAAGACCCGACAGACATCATTTGGCGACCAAATCCGGGACCTCAAACTGAATTTCTTGAATCAGACGTAAATGAACTCTTCTTCGGTGGCGCAAGAGGAGGCTCTAAATCAGAAGCTCTGGTTGCCGACCCATTACGTTATTGTGGCTCGGGAGCCTTTCGAGGACTTCTTATAAGAAAGAGGTTGAAGGACTTACGAGAAATCATTTCTCGGGCCAAGGTACTCTATCCTAAAGCCTTTCCCGGTACGCGCTTTTTAAAACAAGAGAGTATGTTTGTGTTCCCGTCTGGCGCTACGTTGGAGTTTGGTTATGCAGAAAATGATTCAGATATTGAACAATATCAAGGACAAGAATATGCTTGGATCGGAATTGACGAGTTACCTCAGTTTAAGGACCCAGAGGTTTATTCGTTGTTGAGAGGATCGTGCCGAACTACTGATCCTTCTCTTCTTTCTGTTGGTCTCCCAATGATGCGAATGACAGGGAATCCCGGTAATGTAGGTTCTCCTTGGGTGAAGCGAATGTTTATTGACCCTGCTCCCGCTGGGACAGTGTTTAACGTCCGTAGTAGCTTTGTAGACCCTCGGGATGGACGGAAGAGAGAGGTTGTTCTTACACGGCAGTTCATCCAATCTTCTGTATTCGATACACCACAGTTGCTACAGGATGAATCCTATCTGGCAACGCTGTCCTCCCTCCCAGAGCACAAGAAGCTTCAGTGGCTTTATGGTAACTGGGATGTTATTGAGAATGCTGCCTTCCCAGAGTTTGACAGAGAGGTACATGTAATTGAACCTTTTGAGATTCCGGTGAATTGGCCCAAGATTAGATGTACGGACTGGGGTTATTCCTCTCCGTTCTGTACTCTCTGGATTGCGTTTGACAAGAATGACACTGCATATGTCTACAGAGAGTATTACGGGCAGGGGATTTTAGCAGATGACTTTGCCCGTCGGATTTGTTTTCTTGAAAGAGAGGACTCAAACATTATTGATGCTGTTATTGATGGCTCCACAAACATTCGTCGTGGTGAATCAGGTCCAAGTATCTATGAAATGATTGAAAGGGAACTAGCAGAGATGGGTCATATTGGCAACAGGTTCGCTGACCGTTCCCCGGGGTCTCGTGAGGCAGGGAAGCAGGAACTCCACAAACGTCTTGCAATGCGCCCGACAGGGGCAAAAGACGATCAGGGAGAATTGGTTATAGAGCCGGGGCTATATATCTTTAATAACTGCTTAAACCTTGTTAGAACGATGCCTTTGCTAGAACCTGATGAAAATGACCCCGAAGTTGTTAGTAAGAAGAACTCAGAAGATCATGCCTATGATGCCTTGCATTATGGGCTCAGAAGTCGCCCAATGTCGGCTTTGGAATTCGCTCAACAGCGAAGAATGAATGAACGCAATCATCAGCCTATGATGATTGATCCGGTATTTGGATATTAGAAGGATTAAATAATGGCCGAAGGTTTTGACGATCAGGAAACAGCAGTCCTAGCAGGACAACCTGAAAACGATGAAGAGGCTATGGCCTTAACATCTCTCGCAAGCTCTATTAGTGAAAAGTACCAAGCTGCCAAGCGTAATCGTCTGGTAACAGAGCAGCGGTGGATGGCTGCTCACGATCAGTTCCGAGGAGTCTTTAAGGAAAACTTCACAGCAACTGAAAAGTCTAAAGCGACGATCAAGATTACAAAGACCAAGACCTTGGCGGGTTACGGACAGATCATTGATATTCTCTTTGGTCAAGGAAAGGTTCCTCTTGAAGTACAAGCGACAGAGAAGCCCACAGGTATCGCTAAAGAAATCACAATTACTGCGGAAGCTCAACAGGAAGGTCCTGAGATTGACCCAGAAGACCTCTCTATTTTTGGTTATGAAGGGGATGGGAAAGACCTCCAACCCGGTGATACAGTAGGGTCTCGTGTTGCTCGTCTTGGAGAAGCTCTTAAACAGAAGCTGAAAGGTATTCCTGATGAACACATCACAGAAGACCCTTCGGCTGTTGGTATTAAGAAATCCCCAGCACAAGAAGCAGCCGAGGAGATGGACGAGACCATTCAGGATCAGCTTACAGAGGCTGACGCCCAGATTGAACTTCGAAAGTCCATGCTTCAAGCATCTATTCTTGGTGCAGGGTGCATTAAAGGACCTTTCATTACTGAGAAGGAATATCCTAATTGGCGAGTTCCAGAAGTAGATGAAGGTCCGGAAGGAGAGCTCCTCCCTCGTGAGTATGACCCAATCTTTAAAATTGTTCCTGATCTTGAATATAGGTCTGTATGGGATATCTACCCTGATCCTAATTGTACGACAGCTTATGATGCCGAGTACATTATTGACAGACACTTGATGTCTGCATCCCAAATTCGCCTGTTGAAGAAACAGCCCGGATTCATTGCGGATCAGATTGATGAAGCTATCTCTACTGCTTCAAATTATGTTGCAGAGTGGTGGGAGCATAATCTTCGTGAGGACTTAGAAGACCAGACGCACGATAATCGTTTTGAAGTCCTTGAATACTGGGGCATTGAAAGCCGAGAGAACCTTGAAGATGAAGGTTTTGATATTCCCGAGAACTTGGAGGATGCTGATGATATTCAAGTAAACGTCTGGATGCTGAATGGTGTCGTTATACGTATGGTTATGAACCCCTTCCGGCCTAAGAGAATTCCTTACATCATTTATCCTCTCGAAGTTGATCTTTATAACATTTGGGGAGTAGGCATTCCAGAGAACATGGAAGACTCTCAGCGAATGGTTAATGGATTCACCCGCATGTCGGTTGACAATGCAGTTCTTTCTGGTAATATTATGATTGAGGTTGACGAGAACAATCTTATGCCGGGACAGGATATGTCTGTTTATCCGGGCAAAGTTTGGCGCAGGAGAGGTGGTGCGCCGGGACAGGCTATCTTCTCCACCAGTTTCAAGAACATTACACCTGAATTGATGCAGTTGATTGACAAGTTCATTGTGTTTGCTGATCAGTCTACAGGTATCCCTTCCTTTGCTCATGGTCAAACAGGGGTTCAAGGCGTAGGACGAACAGCGTCAGGTATTTCTCAGCTTCTGGGCGCTGCCTCCGTCACTATTAAGACTATTATTAAGAATTTCGATGATTACTTGTTTGCTCCACTTGGGCAGGCAATGTTTGCGTTTAACATGCAGTATAATCGTGATCTTGAAGTCCGAGGTGACCTTGCTATTAAAGCAATGGGTACGGAAAGTTTGATTCAGAAGGAAGTACGGGCTAATCAGCTTATTTCTTTCTTCCAGATTGCACAGCAGTCTCCTTTCCTCAATCAAGGAGCTATTATCAAGGAAATTGCTAAGGCTTTGGATATTGAGGAAAGCAAGCTTCTTAATGATCCTGAATTGCAGCAGGTTATTCAGATGATTCAGCAAGGAGGACAGCCCGGAGGGGGACCAGTAGGCCCTCAGCAGGGTGCTGCAGG